CGCACCTTTATTGCCAACATATAGAATCTCAAAGGTGTCTACTTTTTGAGATTTCGTATTACAGTCATTAAGACTGTAATATAATACGTACTTGTATTTATATATATTGTTTCGGGTTTTTGTAATCCTCACTCATTCAATTGAACAGAGGATGACCCTAGGGAACTACTTGGTATTTAAAGTTACCTATATTAAAGTTATTATTTTTATGTTTAAATCTTCTATATTGTCATTTATGTAATTTTTAATTAAATTAAATTGATTCACCAAATTGTACATTTTTCCGTAATCTATTTGTGAAGAATCAATGTGTCCATTAAAATATGTTTTACGTCCGAATATTGATATTGAGAAACCAGTGAAGAATATTGAGACGAATTCTTGTAAACGTTGACTCTCGGACGCTGTGTCGTAAATTTGGAACCTAGGATAACCGCCTGAGGTCATAGTTATTTTTACCTTAGAACAGGGTTTAACAATATTTTTTATAAATATCACATACCGTGTACTCAACTTGCACAACGATACTGAAGACCGTTCGTTGTCCAAATTATTCACAGCGAATAAACCATTATTTATAAAATCTTTGTAAAATTTTGCTAATAAATAACAGATCATAGGTTTTTGCATTAAGTTCCAGAGAGATTTTATGTAAACTTGATAAACTCTTTCTCTGTGAACTATTTCAAATATTTTCATATAAACGCTTTTATGCAAAATACCCCCATGCAATGAACGAATTAACAACAACTCATCCTTGCATTGTGAAAGAAACGTTGAGTTCACTAACCGTGAATGTTCAGAGTCACACAAACTTTCATCAGAAAGCAAGTTGAATCTTCTGTTGAACTCAGATAATATATCAGCAGCACTGATCGTCAACGAAATAAAATCAGCATCTAACAGAGACTGGAAAAAGTCCTGCATCTTAAAAAACGAAAAGTTAATCTACTCAAATTGTTGTAGATTTAACACACCCTTGTCCTTTATAGAAAAAGATTTGCAACGACTTGTTCAAATCCGAACATGTTGATTTTGTATTATATAAAAAATTATACAACGGAGATTTATTTACCATCGCTATTATTGTTTTGATTATATCGCGTTTAATATGTACATTAATGTTGTATTTATCTGATAATTTGAATTTTTCAACAATAAATTCTTCAAATTTTTTGGAAATTAGCAAATGATCGCACTTTCTGGGTAGCATTTCTATAATATCACAAAATTCGTTTGAGTCTAACAAACTGAATGTTTTTAATCTATGCTTTAATTCCAATAGTTTAATCAGTTCCACAATATTTGGAACCAAGTCTTTAGACTTTACTGAATCTACAATGAGGGTTTCATTTTCTAGGAAAAACTCATCATCATCGCCTATAACAGATGACACCAATCTTTTGTGATCTGCGTTGACATACTTAATTGTTATATCCTCGTTCTTCGAAACGAAGCTCAATATAGTTTTTAATTGTGATATATTCTGCAATAAGCTTGATACTGTCATGCTATCGTTGAATAAAATGCTGCTTTCTATGTCATTAATACAATTAAATATCTTTGTGAACATGGTATTCCTCTTTTGTTCCATGTCGAAATTATTGTACGAACTAGACATATTTGAGTTTGTTTCTTTTGTTAACTTTGAGATAATTAATTATTTTATTGGCTTGCTCCGATTCTTCTTGAGTTAAAGACAATAAACTGTAATCCCCAGAAATCACAAGCCAGATATTTAAATCTAATATCCAATCCATATTTGATAACGAATGAATTATTTGGGATTAAAATTCCTTCTCTTAATAACTCGAGTATGTATTGGGAATTTTTCTTGAGAAACATTCTGAACAAGTTAATATCATATCTGAAGTTGTGAAAAATTTGTAAACATCTAGACACATCRAGTCTCACTGTTTTGCTCTTGATTGACATTTCCAATTCAATGTTCTTCAAAATATTTAATTCTAAGGTACTACCTAAAGTTACACCAATTTGAAATAAGATCATTTTTGCTTGATCTTCATCCAATCTGAAGCCTTTCATAAACCTTGCCAAGGCGAAGTCAGATTTGTCACTTTTGTTGATTATTTTTACGCTGAGGTTCTCGATTGTTGGTTGAACGATTGGTGGGCTATCAGTTGAATTTTCGTTTATCATTGGTGGTGCCTTTCTCATAATTTCCTCCATATTTCTAATATCCTCTATGTATATAACTTCAGGATTGGTGAACCCTTCTCCAGACAACTCTCCTTGTTTATTGGTTAGAACAATTTTCTCTCTTGTCGGTTTGAAGGATCCGTATAAAGTTGAGTTGGAATAAGCACTGAATATTAAATTCTTAGAGTTTATTTCGTTATTCAACATCCCCAGATGTTTCGTCGGGTTAATTCTTAGTTGTATTTCTTGACCAAAGCTTAAGTTTAAAGCAGGTTTGACATTTTCCGCTCTAGCGACATCGAGTGTGTCTAAAGTCATATACAATGTCGACTCCAAACAATAATATCCTAACAAAATCTTCGATGTTTCTCTGATCTTAGGGTACGATTCGACTTTAATGCGTTCAGGATCTTTTCTATGACTCACTTCATCTTTAATCCAAAATTCCAACGTGGTATCGCTTGCGACAAGTCTAATGACCATTTCAAATGTTACTCCATTGCTATCTGTCAGCCAAAATTGGTTAATAATACTCATGTCTGAACTATTCGGTGGCATGACTTTAAAACAGATTAAAGTGTTATCTATAGATTCAACACGCTTGACTCTGTAAAGTCTAACAATATCGTCATCTTTGCCCGTATCGAATTTGGGAATCAGATTACTATTGTTAATGTCACCCCTAAAATTTGAAAAATTTTTGAAGTCTTTTACTATGGAGTCGAGGCTGGAAACTCCAAATTCGTTAATTTCAACAGAATCGAAACCAAAGCGAGATTCTTTGTTGAATTTCAATAGTGAGTCAACTCTTACCTCGCACGTATATATTATGGGTTGCACCATAAATTTCATCTGATTGAACATTGTTTGTTGATTTCTGTTACATTCGACCGCATGAATTATATCTATGTTATTGGCATAACAAGGGTTTCTCACGTAAGCGTATTCCTCACTATTGATATTCACGGTAATATACCCCGAATAATATACGAGGGCGAGGTGGAAATTGTCTGCTGCTAATATAGCTTCGTTCTTACAACGAATCAAATAGTAATTGTTAGTGTTTATACTAGAGTAAGATCCACACTTAACAATTACATCAACCTTGAGATGCTTTTCTCGTTTGTCTATTGTAAACCGTACTCTTAAGTAATCGTCAAAACTACCCAGATTAAATACTATTTTATAAATATGGAAATGGTCATCATAGCCTGGATTAGCGTTGAAATAGATGTTAATAATCCTTGAATAATGATCCGCATAACGAAATGACTTTCCTATAAACATACCTAATTATTATTTCTCCGAGTCTTTCCCAAAACTTGAGTCACATGCACAGCTTGAGGATCCTGTCCTCTTTTGCTTGTTGCGTAATCTGTGGCAGCAACTTGAGCGGATTGACTACTAGGAGTAACTGTGCTTTTATAAGTCGCTCTACAGTCCGATATATGAGATCTATTACTCCCTAAGACTCCCCACTGAGTGGCTAATCTGTTTGAAGAATTGTAATTGGCAGCCCCTAACACTTGGTCGATTGTAGTAGTTTCAGCACGTGCAAATCTCCTCTCTATGTTTTCGATGTTGTGATCAATATTAATGCTAAACTTTGACTTAATAAATTGCATTATTTTTGCTCTATCCCACTCATAACTTACATTATCAAAAGTGAAACTGTTAAGCAAATTTTGATTATTAATATTTTCCACAGATGTCGACTGCTCTAAGAGGGATGTGAAATATGACACTAAACAAGCCAGAAACATATCATCACTCAACTCATCGGTCGGTTTCTTGAACACAACTGTGGCGAAGAACTCCTTGATCGAATCATAAAACAAATTTACTTCATTTTTAGTGAGTTCATTTGCTGGTTGTGAATATGACTTTATATTTTGAATGGAAGTCGATTTAGACAACATATTGAGAATAGGATTTCCTAAGTTAATCTTACTCTTAGGTTCTTCCATATTATTAGTCTTAAATTTCAGTCGCTCCTGTAATGTTACGATATATTTCTTAATGTCTTCAGGTACGTCAGCTGATAATTTGATGCCACTTATAATGACCTTTGAATCTTCATCTATATCTTGAAAGTTTGTCGTCAAGACACCTAAGTCTTTAGCTATCTCCTGCACTATCTTAATTTCGGACAAACTTCTCAAACTGTCCTTCTTTTGAAAGATTGTTTTAGCATCGTCCAATCTTGATTGAATATTCTTTACAAGCTCATTCACATTCGACATTGCTAATAAAGTTCTAATGCTTCAAAAAGTCTTTGTTTGTTGTATCTTTTAATTTGAGGGTTGCTATCACTACTAGAATGGTATTCCGTGATCAACCTTATTAAATTTATGCTCTTAATCTCATCACGAGTCAGTCTCTCCATATCTAATCCTTTCCAAAAATCGACTCTAAGGTGACTCAACACCTTCGGATATTTTGAAAACAGCACCGGTGTTGTGTAATTCAAATGTTTAAATAGCAAAATGGCATAATTAGCTCTTTTACTACAGTACAACCTGAATATATTTCGGTTCACGTCATCTTCAGTGATAAGGTGTTTTGATTTATTGAAATACGAAATGAAGTCTTTAGTATTTATAACTAACCTATAATTCGAATTATATCTAGGTACAACCATATTAAAAACTTCGTCTTTAGAAAAAGCATTTGGGGAAGTTGAAGTAAAAGCAAAGAAAAATAAAACTATAGCTTCGATTAAATCTTCATCAAATATTGAGTGCTTCTCATTAAAATATTTCATAAAGATACGCGAAACTGTTGCATCGTTAATATCTCTCAGCTTCAAATGTGATGTGTATTTTGCTTTGTTGAGTTTCTTCACATTCACAATGTAAGTCAGAAGTTTAGGCAATTGTATCTTCTCTTCTATTTTTGTTGAATTATCATTAACAATATCTGAATCTTTGATGTAGGATTTAATGTTATAAAGTCTGTCTATCAAACTTGAATAGTTTGAGTTGAAATTTTCAATGAAATCATATTTTGTCTGGAAGTTACAAACTTTAAACTCGTAATCTTTTAAAATGGAATAAAATATACCCTTCATAAGTGGTGTATTAAAGTTTTCCTTCCCCACTTGTGCTATTACTGTACTTGAGGGCACAGTTGCGAAACACATGAGATTGTTGTACAAGTTCGCCATTAACTCATTAGCAGAAACAGAGAAGAAAACGTTTGTAAAATCCTCGATAACATCTAATAATTTGTTCGAAAAAATTTTTGACTTCGCAGTCAAATCCACCGAATCTTTTCTGAATATTCTCAGATCTTCTGACTTAATGCTATCTAAACTCGTAATCGTCCCAAGAGAATTCGACAACTTGAAACAAAATTGTAAATCCGCTTCTGAATAATCTGGGAATCTATTTTTAATATCCAACATAGAATAAGTACAACCTGCATTAATGTACTCATCAGCTAGATAGTCAATGGTCTTATCCACGTATTTCCTATACTGGTCTACAGTTTTATCTGTAAATGCCGCGAACAGATTTTCAGGTGGGTACGAGGAAAGAGAGTCATAATCTTTGATACCATATTTGAAATAATATGCCACCAAGTAGATATAGGAAGACATGTCATCTGTAACTGACCTGATATCGTCACCATTAATTGTAAACTTTCCATAGAATTCTGTTTTCTGACCAGATCCCACTATCCCAATGAGACTCGATGAGTTAATCTTCGAAATATCGCTTTTAACAAATGTTAAAAGTGAATTATAAAAGTTGGAAAAGTCCGACTTAAACGTGACAAATTTTAAAACATCTATAAGATTCTGTGAGCTTATTGACTCCATTCAGACTTAATGTAAGGTAAGAAATTTGTTAATGATATAAAATCGTCGAAGTCCAAACCACCACTCAATTCGTAGAATTTCCCTTCAAACTTTGGATCATTGGACATATAAGCGAATTTTATAAATGATTCAACGTAATATTTAACAAAAACTACCTTGGGTTCTTCAAAGCTCTTGAATTCCCTCAATATAAGGTGTAAGTGATCGAATAAATTTTTCGATTCCTCCATTAGAGTCAACGAACTTTTTGATGTCTGTTGGTATGTTTAGATTAATTTCCTCAAAACCCTTTCTACCATAATAATAAATTATCAGCGAAAAGAGTGCACTATATATATTGACCGAACTTATTTGCGTTTGTTCGAAGTTGAATGGTAATATCTCTCTATCGACTTCTGATGTGCTTTTTAATTTATGTATTTTACTACCATCAATACTTGATAAATAAACTTGTATGTTGGCGTCCAAATCATACTGGATAACCAGGTAATATTTCTCCCCAATCTTAGCAACGACATCTGTCATGTAACTGTCTTTAACTAACAAATTGTTATCCAAAAAGAACAAACTTTCACCTTCATACATATCTACCGCCGTAGAAAACCTGTGAAGACTAAATTTTTCAATTTTGTTAATATAAGGCACTGGCATAGGTTTCCTGATCAATATTTCCGGGAAGAAGAACATACCAAGATCGTATATGAAATGAGAATTGACATCTATGTATTGGAATTCTGGATCTTCTAGAAGAATGTGGAGATCAGTACAACCATAGGACACACTTAATCTCAAATTTTTGTCGACAAACATTTTATTTTTAGTTGCTTTCGAAACTTCCAAAATGTCTTGTTGCATTCTAGGTAGTAATGACGACCCTCCAACCATCGAAATCAAAGCGTTAGAAACATTATTACGTTCAATCAATGTTTTTGTTATCACACTGGCTCTTTCAGAAAACGGAGCACACAAGCGGAACAGTTCATCCTTCGTAAAAGATATGTTAACTAAACGCATACTGGAGTCAAGAATGTTGAATTTAGTTGAATTAGAATTCACGACGTTTTCCTTGACATATGATAGAGATAGTGTATCAACTTCTATATCATATTTATCTAAAATATACTTTGATATCGCAACATCTATATCTCTACCGCCGAGAAATGGATCTCCCATGGTGTCGCAAATGTTTATGATTTTTCCTCTCTTTCTCACAAAAGAAACATCGAATGTACCACCCCCGAAATCGTATATAATAAAATCTGTAAATTCCGGATTACTGCTTATGGTGTGAATTGCGGCAGCCGATGGTTCATTCAGAATACGATCCACAGTTATACCTAGCTTGTTAACTATAGATCTCATGTAAGTTCGTTGACTTGAATAAAAATCTGCAGGAACTGAAACATTTAAGTTAGTAACTTTCACTTTGAACTTACCTTCAAATAGATTGATCAATACCTTAATGTACCATGAGATTAGACTTCTGACTGGGTAGAAAACTTTCCTATCCCCGACCCCTGAAATGAGACAATCCCCTTTTTCAAATTTACAATCATAAGCAGGTTTAATTTTATTTTTTAAGTTGTCAAAGTTCTTTTCCGATACTCCGACCCATCTTTTTAGATCGTAATACATGGTGCTACCGGTGACATTTCTGCCTACGGTTTTTGCCAAATCCCCAATGACAATTTTTCCGCCAAAAAGTGTTAAAACAGTTGGTATGTATGGGGAGCCTTCCAATATAAGTGGGGTGAGTTTATTATCCACCAGAGCAGAAATGGTGGAAAAAGTAGTGCCAAAATCAATACCAGCTTTACAGTTCATATTTGAAAATTTATAAAAATAACAGATCTCTGTGAGTATTAACCTTAAAACTACATCATAGATCTAAATCAAAACCTTATCACCGTCCAGAAAAATTTTGAGAAAATTTTTATATGACGAAAGTAAGTTATGAATATATGCGCAGCTATCATAGGATGAAAAGTATGGGGTCTTATATTTCAAGGATATCTTTTTGTCAATTTCAACGATATTATTCTCACAAAAGTATTCCTTCAAAAGGTCCCTATAAGAAATAAATCTTTCACGTAAGACCGCTCCATTGGATGCAAAATCGTCTGGTATGGGTACGCTCAATTTCTCGAAGAACCTTACTGGATCTGGTATCACTTTGATTTTTCCATCTAATTCTATGATAAATTTTGAACAGAAATAACTGGTGGGTTGCTCGAGAAATTTGGCTTCCATACCAAAATCCTTGTTTATTCTCGAAGTAACATTTTCTATTGGACATCTAGAAAGCAGTAATGAATCATCACCAGCCACAAGTACTAAATCAAAATCGTTGAGATCATAATAGTTTCCTAGTATCCCCAACGTCGTAATCCCCGTCCTTCTTTGCGCGAAGAGGTCTACATTAACCCCACAGGTGGATCTGACCTTAGAGAAGTACTCGGTCATTTTGAAATTATCATACATATTTGGTGAAAATTTAAAGAATTTATAGACAACCTCTTCATACATTTTTACTATTATGCCTTGGGATTTATCAAACTTTGAAAAATCAATCTCGCAGCAATAGTAATAATCTACAGGGAATCTCAATCTGGATTTTATGGCATCTCCCAACTCGTCTAGATTCATACCACTATAAATAACGCAATTTGGTCGTAAGCAATAGCTTATTCTATGGAAGATTTCTAAAAATATTGGACTAAAATACATATTCACAATATGTTCGTAATAGACTATATTCGCAGGAGGTGAATATTTTCTCAAAACAGTGTTATCCAATTTTGGTTTTAACTCTCCCTTCACCATAAGCTTCATAGAATTTAAACTACTTATCCAAGATTCATGATTAACGCTTGTCAGGATGTTCTTGTATTTCCGCGTGTCTCGAGATGTTAACCACTCATCTATCTTATTTAGATCACTTTCAATAACATCAAAATATTCTGAAATTTTTCTCTGATCCATAAATTTCAAAAACCCTTTGAATAGGATGTTGCATGAGGTCACGGTATCGTGATCTTTATTAATATCAGGTGCCGCAAAATTTCTATTTGAGAGTGAAATTAGAACCTGCTTCCAAGTATTCGGTCTGTTCCTTTCGCCCTTACCGAAGATTTTAGGTAGTGTGCAAGGTAACGGACTATAAACTTTTGACCTGTCCCGAGCCAATTTTACATTTTCAATGATCGGAAGCTCCATATTCTCAAATTCAAATGAAGCCGTACGATAGCAAAAATCATATGTGGTCATATTGGGAAAAATCAGATCCATAAAACAATTGACTGCATAGGGGGTAGACAATGATGGTCGCGAAGTGAAGTTGGGGAATGTGATATCAGAGGTCGACCACACATACCTGTTAAACCTGCTGTTTAAACCCAAATTGGGAGATAACAAAATCGGCTACTGAATTCAGACCATTGATCATTCCCGAAACTTTATCGTTTAGCGTAGAATATTGGTTATAATATGTGAACTGGTCAGTATGTCGAGATATTGCCGTGACGATCTGATTAATATCTGAATATATCTCATTAGCGTAGGTCTTAGTCCTCACAAGCGCAACGACTTTGAATGTACCACCTTGTGACTCATTGACGGTGCACACACGAAGATTGGGATTTATTCGTAATAGCTCATTCTTCTCATTATGAGTGAAAGTTATATATTGTGTGTCTTTACTGAAAGCTATATCCTCACAACCATTAATTGGTTTCAGCTCCATGGTACGAACTCTAGTGTTACGTTTTGCATAAACACCGTTAGGATAAATAGCAGTGCCGCAATCATCAGTGAGTGTTGACAATAGATAGCATGTGTCTGCCGGGCATCTATATGATGAGTTATCGAATTCCAAAATGAGGTGTCCAAATATTTCTTTCTGATAGATTGCGGAGAAATGAGGGATTCTACAAATATATGGTATTTGGTTTACATCACCATAGAATTCGCAGAATTTAAACTTTGACCTATTCAGACAATATATCAACGCTCCTGAATGGGCCATGAAACACTCATCAATGTATAGTTCATCAACATTCACAAGTTTGTCATTCATAATAAAGGAATCGAGTGTAATGCAAAATTTATTACAATCCCTTATGCCAAAGTTCGAAAGTTTCGTTATGATTTCTTTCTTACCAACTTTGGTTACTGTTATAGCCAGTGTAGAGCGATTTTTGTCAATCGCCTGTTTCATCTTTGTCACGATGCTTGTGGTTTTTCCACTACCAGGTGGTTTGTTAATCAACTTAACGTGTTTATCCACCAAGGCAAAGCTAGTGTCTATATTCAGGATATTTCTCTCTAGACCAATTAACCTTTTATTCACATAATTCCCGGCTAAATCTTCGGTGGTGAATGCAACTTCATCTTTACCCGGGTTGAAGTCGCTAAGGATATTCTGTTCATTGACAGAGAAAACAACCTGAGTCAATTTGTTCCCCGGAATGTTACTCAGCGACCGCCACCCTTTTTCTTTTGTGAACATATAAACGGTCCTGTCGTCCATTTTCAATGTTAGGTTTTTAAAGGACTTATCAGAGGAGTTATATAACCCGACAACCTTCTCCAATTTGGCTATGTTCAACCTCAAATTCAAACGTTCTATATACAAAAATTCTCTGATTGAATTGAGTAGATTGTTAGTAGTTTGGATGAAACTGTCAGGTACACTAACGTGACACGAAGCTAAGTCTGCACAAACCTCTCCTTTAATGTTTTCATCACACACAATGTTTGGAAAGAACAGTTTATTGTGCTCGTAAATCTGATCTGTTACGCTCGACTGAAATGTTTTTGATCTTGCGTCACTAACGGGTGGACAGGGTGGAACGTTAATGAAGGTTGAGTTGAAATTCGACGTCGTCTCTTTGCACAACTGTTCAAAATCTTCGGTCTTTTCAAAATTCCAAGTACTTTTTGAAACATCGACATCTAGCTCATCGTCGTCAGATTCAAATCCATGAAAGTTCTCATCCGGTGCCTCTAATTTCTTTCCTTTTATATTGGTATTCTTAATTTTCATGAAATTCAACTCTCTTATTTTATTTCTCAAACGTCCTATCGGAGACATAACACTGATTTTCTCGTTATAAACTATGGATAGATTCCTAAAATTGACAAACGTTGAGAAAAAGTTTGAGAAAGTGTTGGCGCTGTAAACGAGGTATGCTACGAAAAGATAACAGCAAAAGCTGTTACTGAATGAGTAAGTTATCACTATCATAACCCAGAAAAACAGCTTATTCGATATGAGATCAGACATAGCCCTGGTAACCACAAAAAGGTTGTGTTTAGCAATATAGTCTGTGGTATGTTTGGGGACTATATTCTTGTTGTCTAAAATTTCAAGAATGCGACGTTTAGAAAACAAAGCAGTGGCTGTTATTAAAATTATGGATGGTAAGCCAAATTTAGAACACAAACTGATGAGAGATGTTGATACTATAGGAAAAATGGGTTCTCTAAACTTCAAAAATTTTTTAAACCAAAGAGATACAAACGGGTAACTGACAAAAGCACCAATGAGAGCGCCTTTGCTGAGTCCACCGATTAACAACCCACTTGTTGTTACAGTTGTCAACACAACTATCACATCAATGGTGTACTCGAAAATAAATTGTGTGTTCTGGTCGGACAACACAACTATGCAAATGAATCTCATCCCGTCATTCATAACCGAAGTTGAAGTCACTAAGGCAGATTCAAAAAGTCCGTGAATCCTATTCAGATAAAACTCCATAAAGTTTCGACTCAACTGAAATTTTGTATACAGTGACGAGTTGTTGTTGTATAAGATCAAAGACGGCCGATCGGTATACAATGTGGAGTATAGATTACTATAGAAGTGATTGAGTTCTACGAATCTGTTAACCACATCTCTGACATATTTCGCAGTTTTTGGGAAACATACACTAAAGCATAAGCCGCCCAGCTTTAGAAATTTTTTAATCTTCATCAATAATTTTCCAAAAACCAGATTAATCCTCCTAACTATCACCATCAAACTTCGGCAATTAAGTTTCTGAACAATATGGTGAAAAGGAAACCCTGTGCCACTCGAACCACCCCCGATGCTAATAGCATCTGCCAAACGATTCGCGATCTCGGCATCGGATTCCTCAGTGGGATTTTCATCTTCTATTGACTCAGTCTTGCAATTTGGTTCTTCCAAGACAATGAGACGTTCATTCGGTGTGTCGGGTTCAACACCTTTTACCTCTTCCCCAAAGTCTAATTCGCATTCTTCGAAAACGCATAACATCTCATCGATTGAGAAGAACTTAGACATTGTCATAACAACGTTTTCTTCGAATTTATTAGAAAGTTTTCTAACATTCGAGGTTGCATATTCTTTAAACGCCTTGCACAAAATGACAAAATTATTGCAACCCGTTAACAGCGATTCCGCAACGAATCTAATAAAGCCATGTATAGACTTACTGCGAAGGAACACTTTGGACGCATCGAATGATTTCTTCCCCGCACGCTTCAAAAAATCTATAAATTCCACATTGCTTATATTCTCATACAGCCCATATATGGTTTCGGATAGATTTTTTGTAACGCAAACTAGCTTGTCCATGGTGTATTTCTTGCATTTGTTCAATTTCAATAAATATCTGAAGGATATTGTAAAAATTTTTTCAAAAATTGGTGAAGCCGAACCCCCCCCAGACCCTAAACTGCAGGTCTCATCTAAATCTTGTAGGACGGCCGATCGTGCCTTCGACTTATCCTCAAAGACATCGTTAAGTTCTTCAGATCGTCTGAGGTAAGATTCATAAGATTGTTCCAAAACGTCGTTATAATCACCACTTGCTTTAATGTTGACGGTTTGGCGGCATTCAACCTCTTCTTTGTAGAAGGTTACTCTTGATCCACATTTTGAATATAGATCGACAACCCAATCTCCAAAAATTGATTTAAGTAAACTTATTGTCAATTCATAACATCTCAACTTGATTCTCAGATAGACATTTAATATGCCAGTGTAAATACACCTAAGAACTGTCGGCGCATAACACTGATAGTAGACAAATCTAGAGAGATAATTACTTTTCTCTGCAGTGCGTATTCCCTCAGCCAATACTACAGCTATAAAGCCAGGCAAGAAAGAAGGTGCTATATCAACAGCCTCATTGATTACCTGACCGTTATATATAGTGTAGCTTTTGCGTGATCTATAATGTGACATTATATGTTCATACCCCTTTCTATTGAAATTGTCAATACAGTTCGCGGCATATTCAACCATGTTGATATAAAAACTCTTGTCGACTACTATTTCATCATAAGATATAAGCCCATGTATATCACTCACAGGGACGCGAATCGCCACCTTCCTACTTTCATAGCAGTCGTATCTTGTAGTGAACGTGCTTATTCCCGAATTAAAAGTTTGGCAGATACACAGAGAGTAAAATCTAAAAGGGCCCCTGGAATATTCTAGAGTTTTCTTAAAGATATGCCCGTCAACAGCGATGACTTGGAGACGCATTATGTCTCTAAGGATTTCCAAACTGTGATCGTACGATTCAGCGGCATCACCATAGAAATACTTAGCCTTCCCGCTTTCGTTGACGATTCGACAACTATCATTGAATAAAGAAATCTCGTTAAAGTCTAACAAAATTTCCCCAGGTAATAACATTGAGAAGTCTAACCTCTTGCAATTATGTGACAACATTGCTTTGGCCATTACCTCTAAAGACATGTCGTAAACTTCAACAGCTATGGCATTGTCGTATTTCACGTCGCAGTTTTCGGCTCTATTGCAGCAAAGGGTTATACCTTCGTTTGCCCCAAACAGACGATTTAATTGCAGCGACTGATCCATGTGCCTTTTATCATCCCTAACATCAACAATCGGGGAGCAAATATGCACATCTGAATTCAAATTACTACAATGCGCAATTATACTTCCTCCAAAATCTAGAAAGCTTCTTGAGTTTAGCCTCTTGCTGAAGACAAAATTACTTAGATGTCGCACAGCAGAATAAATGGGATGTGAGCTAAAAGACCTATCCAAAAATTTTATCTTCAATTCGGGGAATAAATCTGTGACTATCTTCTTCTCCTTATTTCCCATTTTGAAGTTGACGGAACAATCGTCTTCTCGATCAAACCAAGAATTGATGATGTTCGATCCGCGAGAAAGGATGTTGTTTAGTGCGACATTATCGGATTTAACCGAATTCTTTTCAATGGTTTTCTCAATGTACTCCTTCACAACCAGATTAAAATCATTGATATCATTCGCCTCTTGATCTGTGTTGTTGCGAGACCCTACGAATTGGTTGAAGTCGTCAACCCAGCGTTGATTTTCATAACTGGGGTCGAAATGCAGTAGGTTGCTAGAAGTCCTTTTAACGTGTCTCAAGATCTTCTTGTTCAAACCGAAGCGGAAAAGTGTGGAGAGCCGAACTAAAGGCATGAACCTGAAGCCCCGCGGTATTGTTTTTCCCACATAATAGAAGGCGTCCAACCAACAGAATCCTGAGGAATAACTTCCCAAAATTTTTCCCGACGCCGTTCTGCAGTAACTGTCGACATAGAAGCCTGATTCACATAACGTCGCGTTGAACATCTTGCGACCAGAGTCTTCGTCGTTAATA